CCAAGATTTAACATTTGGCGAAGAAAATCTGTATGGCAATATTGCAGAGAACTTACAACAAAGTTTAGGGTTAGTAAACAGACAAATTAAGGATTAGTTTATGGCTGATAAACCAAAAAGACAAATGAATCCTAAAAGTTTAGAAAATTTAAAGCCAATGAGCGAAAGAACTCGAGCCGAACGGCAAGAACTCGGCAAGAAGGGCGCAGAGGTTACAAACAGAATCAAAGCCGAAAAGAAATCAAGAGAAGAAGGGAATGTATTTATTTGGGATAGATACTTTTCAACCGGAGAAAAGATGGATGAGTTTTGGAACTCTCTAACACCAAAAGATAAAGCGGCAATTTTAATGTCGATACTTCCAAAGGATAAACAGGTTAACGAACTTATCGGTAGTATAGGCATTCAAAAGGTTTTTGTAACACCTGAAATGATAGACGAAGCCAAAGAGAAAACCAAAGAATTATTGGAAGATGGATAAAGAGTTTTTGGGGTATTATTGGCTGAAACAAGGTTTTTCAATTTGGTTTAGGTGCTTGTTTCGGTTGATAGAAAACACACCGTTTATTGTAGAACCGTTACACGATGGCTTGTTTGAATACTTTGATAAGTTATACAATCAGGAAGTTACAAGGCTTAATATAAACGTACCGCCGAGAAGTGGTAAGACAACGCTTGCTACTTACTTGGTTGTCTATGCTCTCACTAAAAACCCAAAATCAAATATAATCTATACGTCGTTTTCTCAAACCTTACTTAATGATATAGCTTCAAGGGTTAAGGATATATTAGAGAATCCGATATACAAAAGCCTGTACCCTTCTTCTATGAATTATCAGGAAGAAGAAACAAGCCCGATTGATGATTTTTGGCTTGATTATCTCAAAAAAGAATCAGGCAAGAATACCTATTCAACAAAAAGAATAACGACATCACAGGGCGGTATATACTTGTTTTCTTCTATCGGAAGCCAAATCACAGGTTATGGCGCAGGTATAAGAAACGGTAAAGGCTTCACGGGTGCATTGATAATTGACGATGCAAACAAACCGGCTGATATACGCTCACAGGTGATGCGTGAGAAGGTTGTCAGATACTTTGAAGAAACATTGTTATCACGACTTAACAAATCAGATGTACCGATTGTTAATATTCAACAAAGGCTACATCTTGAGGACTTGAGCGGGGTATTACAAGAGCGTTACGGATTTGAAACGCTTAAAAGGGCATTGATTGATAAAGACGGTAAATGTCAGTTACCAAGTCAATATACGCCCGAAAGAATTGCGGAATTAAAAGTAAACAATTATATGTTTCTTTCGCAGTATCAACAAGAGCCGATTGTATTAGGCGGTCAGGTTATAAAAAGAGAGTGGTTTAAATATTATAACCCGTCACAAGAATACAAGTATCAAAGGCTTATAATTGCAGCCGATACCGCTATGAAGGTTAAGGAATACAACGACTTTTCTGTTTTCCTTGTCGGCGGTATTACACAAAACAATCAATTACATCTTATTGAGATGTTACGGGGCAAGTGGGAAGCTCCCGAACTCAAGCGTAACGCTTTGGCGTTGTTTGAGAAATATAAGTACAACGAGAATACCGGCGTAGGATGCAGCGGTATTTATGTAGAAGATAAAGCGAGCGGTACGGGCTTGATACAGGAATTATCAAGAGCCGGTGCGCCTATTGTAGGACTTACGACCGATAAAGATAAGTTGACACGCTTGGAAGGTGTTTTGACTTATATTGCAAGCGGTCAGGTGTTATTGCCTTACGATGAAACCTACGGATTTAACCCTGAGTTATTATCCGAGTGTGAGGCGTTTACACGGGATGACAGCCACGCACACGATGATATTGTTGATGCTCTTGTGTATCTGATACAAGAGTCGTTAGTCAGAAATAATGTCAGCTTGCTTGATTATTTTATGGATTAAGAGATGAAAAAAAAATTCACCGATTTACTTACAAGACAAGTGCAAGTGCAGGGGGAATTAACCGCACAGAACTCACTTGATGCAGCTTTGGGCTTAACGGCTGATGCCGCTTGGGCGCAAAATCAGCCCTCGTTGTCAACGGTAGGGGCTTATACAAATATTAAGTTTGATTTGCTTACAATGCAATATCAGCTTATCACTTTTCTTTATAAAACATACGGTATTTTGGCTAAAGTCGTAGATGTACCTGTTGATGATGCGTACAGATACGGTGGTTTTGAAATCCAAGCCGAAACGATTGACGATAACGACAAAAAGAAGCTCGATAACGAGTTGAAGATTAACGGCGATATCGAACAGTTGAAACAAGGCAGAAAATGGGCTAGACTGTTTGGCGGTGCAGCTCTTATCTGCTTGGATGGCAGAGATTTAACCGAGCCTATTGATTACAAAAATCTTGATAAGTACCCTGTTGAGTTTATTGCCGTTGACAGATGGCAGTTGAACTACACAGAGGGTAATATCAATACACCAAACGGTAAATGGTATTTAACAACCTCTTACGGACATCTTGACGAATACAACGGGCAAGAGATACACCCTTCAAGAATAAAGATATTGAGGGGGAAACCTGCGCCGTTTATGATTGCGCAGATGGTTAACTTTTGGGGTATTTCTGTTTATGAACAGATATTTCAAGATATGAATCAGTTGTTCAAATCAAGAGATGTATTGTTTGAACTTTTAGACGAAGCAAAAACAGATATCTTGAAACTTGAGAGCTTGCAAACTGCTTTGAGTAGCAGGAAGGCGATGAACTCACTCAAGAGGATGGTTGATTTTATTGCCCGTAATAAGAATTACAAATCTCAGATAACACTTTCAACCAAAGACGATTACGAACAAAAGCAGATATCATTCAGCGGTTTTGAGGGCATACTTAAAGAAATCCGCATTATGATGGCAGGCTCGGCTAATATGCCTGTTAACAAACTTTGGGGTGAGGGTGTAACAGGATTTGGAAGCGGTGAGGATAGCCTCGAAAACTACAACGGAATGATTGAATCCGAAGTAAGAGGGGCTGATATTGACACAATCCTATGGATACTCAAAATCAGATGCTATCAATTATTTGGGCGTGAGATTGAGGACTTATTCATTGATTGGAAGGAATTAAGGGTACTTTCTTCTATTGATGAACAAAATATTAACGACCATAAGATTGCTAACTTGTTGCAGCTCTTTGACCGTCAACTGCTGACACCTCAGGAATTTATGGAAGCTATGAAAGCTCAGGAGTTGTTCTTGGGTGATACAAAGGCAATTAAGGGCGAATTAGAGGATATGCCGTTAATGAATCAGGCTAATCAATTCAACGAACGTAAGGATATAACAGTTGATTAAGGTTATAAAAGATTTTAAACTTCTCGAAAGTTATACACGGCTCATAAAAAATAAGCTGATGAATGACTTATGGGAATTGGTTTATAAGCCAATGTTTAAAATTGTAGGCTTGAAGGCAGTAAATGAAGATAACCCGATACTTGCGGCACTCAAGAGCGGTAAAATCTTTTACGAAAACGGCGGATTTAAAACTAATGACAAGTTTTCTAACCGGCTCTCACAGGCACTTATAAAACTAGGTGCAAGATATGACCGTTGGGAGCATTCATATAAAATAGATATGGTTGAACTTCCGAAAGAGGTTTTGAACGCTATTAAACAGAGCGTAGAGGAAGCCCAAAAGAAACTTAACCATATTGAACAGTTTTTACAGTATCTTGAGTATAACCTAGACCAAATTATTGAATCGCTTGTATTCAATGATGAAGTTGGCACGATACTCGGCGATGTAAACCAAAAGGTTAACAGAAACATAAATATTGTTGAACTGGATTTGACACCCGAACAATCGGAAAATATACAACGGGTAATCAATAAAAACTTCACTCTTTCCAAGAAAGAGATTGAGGAAAATTATAATAACAGTATCCAAAAATACACAAAGAAATGGCTTAATGAACGCTTGCCCGAAATCCGCCGAAAAGTAGAAAAGGCGGTGCTTGAAGGATACAGAGAAATAGACGTTCAAAGGATGCTTGAAAAAGAGTATGGCATAGCCGAGCGTAAAGCAAAATTTTTAGCTCAGAATGAAACCGCTATAATGTTGGCTGAGATAAAAAGAGTTAGCTATCAGGCTATGGGCTTTGAACATTTTATGTGGCAGACAATACTTGATGCAAGAGAACGACCGCTGCATCATAAACTACACGGTAAGGTATTCCGCTTTGATAATCCGCCCGAAATTGATGAGAGGACACATCAAAGAGGACTTCCCGGAGAAACTTATAATTGCCGGTGTAATCTCATACCCGTAATGTATGATGATGAATTTTTTAATCAGAACAACAACGAACGGACTGAGGATTTAAAACAATATTCTAAGGTAATGCAGAATGTGTAAAAAAGTAGCAATACTCGGCAAACTACCTACAAAGTTTGATGCACCTTTTGATAATAAAGACTGGGATATATGGGCGTTTAATTGGCATAATGACGAACCAAAACGGGTTACAAAGTGGTTTGATATCCACGCTAACGGTACGAATCCGAAGGCAGATATAACAAGAGCTAACTTTCCTTTTAAAGAGGTAGAGGAGCTTGTGGGCGGTCAGTATTTCAATAATTCTGTAAGCTATCTGATAGCTTATGCAATCCTCAAAGGGTATAAAGAGATAGCTTTGTACGGAATGAGATTTGATGCGGCGCACGAAGCCCGAAGAAACGGCGAGTATCAGTCAGTAAGGGAGCTTTTATTCTTTGCTAAGGGTAAGGGTTTAAAAGTATCCGCACCAAGCGATAAAACAATGTTACAAGAATACGAATTATATGGAGTATAAAATGACATTATTAGAAAAATTAAGAGGTACATTAACCGCGCAAAACGTTTTCTTAGATGAAAATACCGGCGGTAAGGGTAAATATTTCAAAGCAAGATTTTTACAACCAGGATTAGTTAAGTATTCTTTTGGTGTTTGCTTGCTTGAAAAAGAAACAATCGACAGATTTGTACAGGGTTTTGTCGGATGCCCTGTTATAATCGGTCATAACGAAGTAACAAAAGAAAATGCAGATAGACTAAGTCAGGGCAACTTATGCCATATTTGGTATGACAACTCAGACGGGTGGTATTGGTGCGATGGTATCATCGATAAAGAAGAAGCACTAGATAAAATCAATCAGGGTTATAACGTATCTTGTCAGTATGAAATCACCGAGTATGCAAACAAT